GCTGGATCACCCGCTGTAACGGTTCCCCAAGAGGTGTCAGTACCATCTGTGGTTAAGTATTTACCTGACTGCCCAGACACATTAGGAACAATAGCAGTTGTAGACGTAGAGGGAAAACTGTTTTGAAGAACAGTCTTAATCATGCGAAGATGGTCATCACCCTCCCCTACTGGATCACCAACTACAGGGTTAGCACTGTTTAACTGTGTTACCCAACTGGCAGTTTCTACACTCATGCTGATGCCGCCGTCAGTGTGACAGTCACGGTTAGTGTGTCACCAGAGATAACAGAGCGGGATGAACTAAAGTCCACCACACCGTAGAGTGTACCAGTAGTTCCAGATTTTGTGCTGTCACTGTTAATAAATGCTCCCGCTACTGTAGCCGTACCGTTGATAGAGTAGGTTGCTTTGCTTGCAGTATTATCAATACTTCCTGATGCCGCAGTACCTAGCGTGAGAGTCTGACGTACAGACTGTGAGTAGTCTGTTACCTCACTCCATCCTGAGTGAGAGGACATCGTATCTCCTGCCGCCGCTGATCCCGCGCCTTTAAGACCTACATACCATGCGGTGATCTGTGTTCCCCCATCTAACGTACTGGACAGGACATGATTCAAGCCTACCGTAGTGACGAGGTTTTTATTAATCTCGCGCCATTTCTCATTACCTTCTGAGTCGCGGCACACGACCTCCCATACGTTTTTGAGGCCAAGGTTCATATCTGTTTTGTGTTGCATTTTCAAGCCTCCATCGGCCTTAAAACTAATTGGGGTATTCAACATCTGTCCATACCGTTGTTGGGTCTGAAGCATCTGACCATGTTGAAGAAGGATCAGATACATCAGTCCACGTTGAAGAAGGGTCGCTTACATCTGACCAGAGGAAAGCATTACTACTGGAAAATCCGTCAGAGATTGCGTATGTTGCTGTCCCTGTCGTTGATAATGCTGTTGTTGGGGTGTATCCCTGTTCCAGTGCATAAGTAGCAGATGGACTCATGGATAGCGTGGCGGAATCTGTATATGTTAAAGAAGCCGCGAAAGTCGCAGAAGGGGATAATGATATAACTGCTGAATCGGTGTATCCAGAATTAATAGAGTAGGTTGCAGAACCTACCATATCATGTTGCCCGGACTTAGTGGCTGTTAAATCAACTGCAAAAGAGGCTGACGGCCCTAGGGTTAATGCCGGGGTATTTGTGAATCCAGCGGTGACAGCAAAGGAAGGGGTATCATTCTTTGCCGGACTGTTCCAATTAATTCCTACGGCAGACCAAGTTATAGGTGTAGAGGCTTCTGCCCATGTAATGGGGGCTGTCAATAGTTATCACCTGTATTCTTCACTCTAAGAGCGGAGCCTGAGTGACGATCCTTGTTGTCCTGTTCCTGCATATCGGATATAGCCTGTTGGAAGGCTGTTGCCCACAACTGCACCCTTGGATCATTCATAATGAATGGCTCCGCTTCCAGTAGGCAACCATAAAGATAGACATCAGGAGCGTTAGTAATCATCCAGTTAGTAGCGGCGGAGGAAGTAAGCGCATCAAACCTTTTATAGAATAACATCTCAATAGTCTGTGCGCTTGCGGGGATTGGCCCTAACTGAATCTCATCAGCAAGGATAGTATAAGCCTTGGGGGTTCCAGTACCAGAGCCTCCATACAGTCTATCATATATTTCTGGCGTGATATACTCTAATGACGTAATGGGAGATGTGTTTATCTGCAAATTACGCATCTGTATGAAGTTGGTAGGCAGGGCGAGATTTCTTTGACTGGCAACCGTGGAAGCAGTCTGCTTTGTTTCCATAGCCCTAATACGAAGCAGGCGATTAAACCTTGCTTCTGCCAGAGCAATAAACTCTGGTATCCTATCGGTTAAGTCATCCCTGTCTAACCAGTTGGCAACAGCGGTGTTTAACTCGCTGTAATTTGATATTGCCATTTTACTTGCTTAGTTCAGTGATGTATACCGTTGCTGTTCCAGTACCGGTAATAGCCGCGCCTTTGGAAGCATCGCTAACCTTAAACCAGTAAGGTGTGTTTGCCGCGATATAAGTAGACGAGGTGGTCGCAGTAGGCGTACCAGCAAAGTCTACAAAACAAGCCGCAGTAGCCGTAACCATCACAGCCGCAACTCCTGTATCAAAGGCGGAGGTAGCGGTTGATCCACTTGAAGTGGTGGCAGACAACGTATGGGTTGTCAAAGGTCGCCAAACATTGTTAATGTCAACGTAACTCATATCTTTATCCTATATATTAGTGGGTGCTACTTTAAAGTATTTATTGTCTGGATCGTTGAGATACTTGGCTAACAGTTTGCTATCCTTCTGAATAGCGCCGTTAGTTTCCTGCATCCATTTTTCCCAAACATTAAATGGAATAGAGGCGGCTTTATGCCACTCCCCTCTTTTGCCCATAGTTCTTTTATCACCATAGGCATTGTATTCTTTCTTGTTCTGCTCTAGGATTGGTTCTACATCCTGAACAGTATTAAATGTACCAGTACCGTCTGCGTGTTCATGCACATACGTTGTTCTGTACGGAGTTTGGTCAAATATTGCTTTCTTAGACACAGTAAGTCTTTACCCCGCCTATGTTTTTTCTGACACCGTTGTCTTTCATATCTTTAAGGTGCTTATCAAGCAACTGGTCAGAGTTCATTGGTTTGCGCTTACTCTTTTTAGAAGGAGTAGCGCCCAGTTTTTTTGCTAACTTTTTTTCTGCTTTATTCATAGTAGATTGGGGGCGAGTTTCCCCGCCCCCTACCTATTTACACCTTGATGTCAGCCAAGAAGCCAGACGATTTTTCGTTGTTGACCTTCAGGCCATACTCAACGAGCAACATCTGTTGCATGGAGTCACCAGTTTTAGCGAGGGTTTCCGTCTTGAAGGGACGGAGATAAGCAACTTCAAAGAAGTCCATATCCAGAACAAACAAATCCTGATCGCGGAATTGATTTCTGCTTGGTACAATCTGAAAAGTTCCAAAATCGCTAACATACACATCGACGGCTGCCACGACGTGCGCGGGAGCCACCTTGTCTGCCGAGGTACGCAACTCGGATACGCTATGAGCAAGATCAGAGATAGCCTGTTTAATAGCAGGCTTACACATAATCATGTCAGGTTCACCACCTTCGTTATAAGTGTCCTTAATGACTTCTTTCAGCATGGCTTCCGTGATAGAAGCCGTAGCCGTAGCATCGGTAGGTGCGGACGTACCAGAACCGCCAGCCGCAGGCGAACCACTTGAGGGATTGCCTGAAACCCAGTTCGTAGCAAGCCAAGTCGAAAGACCGCCAGTTTTACGAGCCGTTGCACCAGAACCGAAAGAACCGCCAACACCGGCGTTCTGGGCTTCGTTGCGGGTCAACTGATATTCCATATCTCGTTTTAACTGTTTTGCTTTCTTAGCCAACTGGTATGCCTGTGCAGACTTGAAGCCTGCGTTATTAACGGCTTCGTTAGTGCCGGTAGTTTGGACTACATAGCGAGAAATCTGCGTGTAGTTACCAACGCGAGTTGGTACTGCACGAGCATCTGCACTTGCATCATCGCCTTCTATCTGCTGGTTCGAGGAACCGGCGGCGATTGTGTCAGTCTGCCACTCAAAATAAGTATTATCAGCGGTAGACTTGCCACAACCAGACATGAAGGGAGTATCAAGCGGCGCGATGTTGTAGATAATATCGCTCAAGTCCTCACGAATTGAACTAAGCCGAGTGCCGCCAGTCGTGGCCGCATAGGTATAGTTCGTATTAGTAGGAACTGCCATAGTTAATTACTCCTAATTAAAGGTCTATAAAATCCTCTAAAAGACTAGCGGCATCTCTTGAATGTCCTGTCTTTTGGAGGCGCTTCATCTTATCAGCACGTTGACTACGATCACTGGATTTTTTAGTTACGCCTTTTCCTGATCTTACCACTTTGGGTTTGTTCTTAATCTTCTTCGCTTTAACATCAGACTTCTGAAGCGCATCATATTTCTGCGCTTTCATAAGAACGATTAGCGATCTATGGTCGATTAGTTGCTGCAATTCTTCTTTCGTGAATCCCTGTTCAACAGCATACGCAGAAAGTTCACCCGCCATCTTGCCACGCTTCTCTGTATCATTCCATTCAGGCACAGCGGCTACTAACTTTGTGTGTTCTTCCTGAACGGCCAGTTGACGTAACTTGGCTGTTTCTTCCTGTTGCTTCTGAAAGGCTTTACCCTGTTCCTCCTGCGCTTGGCGAACACGGTCTTGAACCTCTCTCAGTTCTTCCTTCTTAGTAACAAATGCAATGGGGTCTGTTTGTCGCAGATTTTCCCAATCAACATTTTGAAACTGCTCTAATCCACCCATAGAGTTTTGAACAAATTGTCCAAGTGCGTCTATGTACTGTTGACGCTCCGTTTGTGCTTGAGAGATTTCACTAGACCACTGCTGTTGCAGTTGCTCCATTTCACCCCTCTTGCTTGCAAGTTCTTGCGTTTTTCGGGTATAGTCAGACTGCCGGGAGTACCCTTGTATAAGTTCGTCAAGGTCTACCTCAACCTCTTCACCATCTACTTTAACTGCGTAGGTGGTATTAAGATTGGATTCCTCTTCGTCCTCATATTCGTCTAACTCTTCCTCAGATTCTTCTTCATCCTCAACGGACTCATCTTCATCTTCGGAAACCTCTTCAGATGATTCGTCTTGAATTTCTTCAGTAGACTCTTCAACTTCTTCAGGTTGTGCCTCTTCGGATTCTGGTTTGACCTCTTCAGGTTCCATCATTCCTAGTAAGGCGTTGGTTGCTGACACGATACTACCGTCAGTAAGTTGCGGGGCTTCTTGCTTATCCGCCATAATAAATTCTCCTATATATGGTATTCCTTGAGTTTCTCTGCCATCTCTCCAGTTTCAACAATACTGGTTAGATGAAGGCGTAGTCGTTCAAGGAGTCGTAATGAAAGCCAGCATTGCTCCCGGCTTTCGACATCGTTCACACTTGAGTGCGCCCAAGTGTTAAAAATACTTTCTCCTAGTTGGTCAAATGCTTCGTTGTATAATGGGTCGTTAAGAATGCGTTTAGCGTGTTCCTGCCTTAGTTCGTCGCTCATGTTGCTCCTATTGCTACGGCCCTCTTCTGTTCTCGCTCAAGGGCCAGTTCTTCTGCTTTAAGTTGTGCATCTACAGCGGCTTCCTGTGCGTCCTGCTGGACTTTCATCATCTTAACTTGTAGGTCGCCCTGTTTGATTTCCAACTCCTTCATTTTAATCTGTTGTTCCATCATTTGAGCCTGCTGTTCTGGATCAGGTTGTTCAGGCTCTGGGGGAGGTGGAGCGGTTAGGTAGTCATCTACATTCTGATATCCCATAGCCTTAACCAATGCAGAACCCAGATTGTACATATTCTGAGGGGTTACGATTGGGAGTCCACCCTGCATGGCTTGTGCGGCAAACTGAATCATCTGTGACAGGTGAGCCATCTGCTGATCCTTTGATCCATTTCCTAAAGCAACGGATACAGTGCAGTCCATCTTATCTGACCACATATCTGGGCGCACAGGAATCCATTCGTTCCTTAACATAACTACTCGCTCTTTATCCTGATATTTAAGGAGCAGTTCGTAGATGCACCACATCAACTCTTTAACACCAGTTTCGGCAAACTGTCTTGCAATCATCTCCACTCTTGACTGAGCGTTAGTCATCACAGCATTAACGGCAGTAGCCGTGGTATGTGATGTTAGAGCATCTGCGTTAATTCCTTGAGTATTCTTGTTTACCCCTGATCTTGCTTCCCTAACCTCATCCAGATAAGAAAGCATCTGGAAGGATTCTGGCTGTAGGGGAGGGGTAGCCAAAGGCATGACGGCGTTGGGAGATTTAACTCGTACCACGCCCCCCGGACGCTGGGTTAGGAGGTCATCTAAATTCGCTTGACCTTCAAGGACAGCATACCTACCGTAGTTTTGATTATAGGCGTTGTCCATCAGGTTACGCATCAGCGTACTCTTGATTAACTGTAAGTCCATTACAAGGTCAGCAACCGACAGACCGTAGAACTTATGGGGGATTTTCAACGGTGTAATAGAAACAAACGGAGCCTTGTCTATCTCTTCATTGGAGAATACATAACTACCAACAGAACAAACCTTTCTTAGTTCCGCTATACCATCTTCATTATAGTCTGTTTTAATGAATGATTCGTAAAGCCAGTATTCCCTTAATGCTTCTTCTGTATTACTTTCTAACCCATAACCAGAGAAGGTTGCATGGCTATTATCAAAAGAGAATCTAGCAAGACGCTCTGCATTGGGGTCGATCATATCATCGCCACCACCCAAATCTTCAGGCCCAAAGTCCTGATCTGGATACATCTCTCTTAACTCAGAGAGTGTTTTCTTTACACGATGACAGACAAACCTTGCGTCATGTATTCCCTTTGCTTCGCGGGAAATAAGGAATTCTTCGGGTGGTACGTTTTCAATACATACCTTACCATTATAACCAGTGCGTTTAATTACAACGTCATGGTAAACCCCACCATCCTCTGTTATACTGTTTGACTGTACTTCGGTATGCTCAATAACCTCTACGTCATCACTTGAGATGAGATATTCAAACTCAAGGTCGCCAAGGTTTTGATATTCCTCCCTCTGAGCCTCTTCATACTCATCCCACCATACCTTAACGATTCCATTCTTCTGAAGAAGGGCATCATGGAACCATGAGTATAGGATTTCCCAACCGGGATTATCTTTTGTAAATACATAGTTCACATAGTCAGTGGCCTGCTCTGCGGATTTTACATCTTCCGGGCCTTGAGGGGAAAACCTAACCATCTCATCACCGGAGGCAAATACCCTCATTAGAGAGGGTTTAATCCACTCTATTGTATCTTGTACGGTGGAGTCAACGTATTGACTGCGGCCATCAACCTCATTACCGAATGGCAACGCATAGTAATACTCTTGAGCCAACTCTCGTTGATCCGCAAGATCATCGTTGTAATATCCTAGTGCATCATGTATTTCTACATTGATTCTGGCTAGTAATTCTCTATCGTCAGACAATGCCATAATTCCTATAGTGTATATCGCTAGTCCATTCCGGGTCAGACCCGGCTATGGCGTAGCGTTGTGATTGGAAGGCGTATCTTGTGGCGCTCATTAAGTCGTCCCTAAGTGCTACCACTTTCCCTTCCTTTCTGTGGTACATTCTAAACTCTTCAAACCAGTCAGAGAGTGTAGAGAATACCTTAAAGTTTCCATTCTCCATGCTCTGTAGCATAGCCATCAGCCCTTCCTCTACTGAGTTAGAGCCTTTCTTTTCCCCCAAACCCGGAGGATTGGTAAAGTGTTGCATCAGAAAGTTACACCCTAAATTTCTATACTGCTCGGCAAGGCCGGGGTTTCCCATGCTATCCCTGCGATTTCCGTCATGCGGGTAGGCTATCGGAATAAAATAAGGACGTTGCCTTATCACCTCGGAGTGTACCGTAGGACTTGCCTTAGATGCTCTGTAGCAGTCGTATATGTAGAAAGTGTCACTTTCATTATCTATTGCACACCAGACAACAGCGGTGGGGTGATCCCAACCAAAGTCTATGGCCGCAATTCTGGGCCAATGATCCTCTATTTCTATTGGATCAATCATTAAATCTTCTTCGTTTATGGGGAAGATAAGGCCGGAACCGATAGATGGTCTACCAAATCTTCTCATCTCCCTCTCGTGTGGGGAGTAAGCAGAGAGAATCTGTTCCATTGCATCCTCGGAGAGATGCCCCTTCCTTCCCTGCATGGACTTCACGTTTTCGGAGGCGTGATCCCATGTGGCGTTGGTCAGGCTCTGCCCCTTCTTTATGTTATTCATAAAGGCGGCGACTGTTTCAGTCATGCCGTTTTCAGGGGTAAAGGTCATGTAGACCATTCCTTTCCTGTCTAGGGTTCTCGTGACGCTCTGTGAGTACAGTTCTCTGGAGGGTTCCTCATCCAGCCATACCACATCTACTGATCTACCCTGCCACTTGTCTACGCCCATCTCGTAGGCTTTAAAGAATAAAGAAGAGTTCTCACCGGAAATATGCCGTATGAGGGCTACGGACTTGGCGTTTGGAACTCCGGGCTTGCGTTCAGTTTTTATAATACATTCTCTGGGAACAGCGCCGGAGCCAAAGGCTTCTGGATCATCGGGAGAACCCAATAACTCTGCTTGTACAATATCTCTGGTGGTTTCGTTTGATACACCACCGGCCCATGCTGTGATGGGTTTGTTAAACCTTCTTCCCTTCCACCATTTGGGATATAGTCCTGTAAGGTGGTAGGCCATCTCTGCGGCCCCGCAATAGGATTTACCTATTCGGTTTGCCGCCATCAACAGGCGTTGGTTTGCTCCTACACCTGTTGAGTGGAATTCTTCTTGGTATGGGT